ATGTAGAGTAATTTTTTCATTAGTTATGTTGTATTGGAGATAATACTGGTTGTGTACTAACACCTACATTTATTGTAGAAACAAATGTACATCCTCCATCTGTGTAAGTATATGTTATAGTATGTCCTCCTGCTCCTGCTACGTTAGGACAAAAATCACCACCAACAACTCCAGTTCCACTAAATACACCTCCAGGTGGATTAGCTACTAAAGGCACACAAGGATCTGTTTCACAAAATGGACCTAATGCATTTATCGTTGGAGTAACATCATAAATAAATACATCCAATACACTTGGTGCACTTAAACATCCATTAGCATTTGTTGCGTCTACAGTCACTGCTCCTACGATTAATCCTGGGTTAGCTGCTGACCAATCTACTGTGATTTGGTTTGTTCCTTGACCTGCTGTAATAACCCCAGGAGCTAAAATTGTCCAGTTATAAACATAACCAGGTGCATTCGATACTTGATAAATTGATCCTGTTGTTTGATAACATACTGTATCAGGATTTACTGTTGTTAATTGGGAATAACTTAAAAATGTTATTAAAAAGAATAATAATGAGAGGGTTTTTTTCATAGCTTTTATTTTAATTATGACTTATTGGTCCTATTGAAGGTATTATTGGGTTTATATTTCCGTTATATATAGTTAATGGGTTTTGAGGGCAAGAATTATTTATCCAACTTCCCCAAGTACCATCTGCTCCAGCAGTTACTTGAATAAGAAGGTTATCAGGAGTACATACAGGAGCTACTGTTACATCAAAACAAAAAGTCCATGTACATGTTGTTCCAAAATCTCCCCAATCATTTCCTGGGTTACCATCTATTGGTCCTCCTAAATCAATTTCAAAAAACCAACCTGGTCCTACTGTTATTCCTGTTGATGATGAAGTAGATGAATTCATCCAAAGCCATTGGCCACTACCACCATCACAATTTGCAGGTGGTAATCCTGGTGTTAAATTTGTCCAACCTGGTCCTAAATTTATATCAAATCCTTCTAACCAATTAGAACCAACTGAGGTTCCATTCCATCCATTCATTGTATAACAAACGTTAACAACAGTACCAGGAGCATATCCAGCTGCAGGGGGTGGGGGATTTAATGTAAAAGATTCTATTCCAGCACATTGTGAATAGAAAAAGTTAATTAAAAATATAAAAAATAATGTTTTTAAAAACTTCATATTATATAATATATAACTAATAATTTAATTCTCCAAAGAAGAAAACAAAAGCTCCTACATAATTGTGGAGCTCTTGTAACTAATCAAAATATTTTATTCTAGTAATTCAAGATACAATAGTCTGGTTGTACTTCTACTGAAATATTTACTGCAGCTCCATCATCATCCCAACTGTAATCTCCAAAATTAACACTAGTAATCATAGCTCCTTTTATGATCCATTCAGAAACTACATCACCAACAGGACCTAAAGCATTAAATGTTAAATCTTTCTTATAGAAATCAGAATAACCATCTCTACCTGTTACTGACTCATGTCCTAAACGTACCCATTCCATTATAGCTTGAGCTCCAGATGGAGTAATTGCTTCATACAATGTAAATGTAATTGGTTGCCATATTGTTTTACCTTTTACATAACGTTGAACATTGATATGGTTAAGGGCAACAGCTGATTGTTGTAATGATACTGCAGATACACCTTTTACTAAATATGATGGGATACCATCCATATAGACGATAAACCTATTAGTCATTCTAGGTTCAAATGCTGTGTAGAAAATCTCGTTTGGGTTTAATATTGCCATTTTCTTTTATTTTATTTTCTTGGTTTTATTATAAATATTTTATTTTTCTATCTTTTAACTAGGGAATTCAGCTCCTGTAGGCATTAATATAAAATCTATAGAAATGAATTCTGCTGTTCTAGTTGGTTGAATGTAAATTTGACCAACTAATTGGTTTCTATCTATTACATCAGGTCCATTATTAGAATCATCCATTAATACTTTAAAAGCATATAAACCTTGTTTTTGCTGAACTCTTTCTAAATATGGTGTTACTTTTGCAACAAATGATTGTCTAGTAGCAATTGTATTTTGTTCAAATACTATTTGATCTGCTAATTGACCTATATAATTTTTTAGAGCAATTACTAAACGTCTTACATTTACTCTATCTAGAGCAGATGCTTCTTTTTGTAATGTTTTTTGTCCAAATACAACAACACCTTCTCTTGATAATGTAGCTAATGGATTAACATTTGCTTCATATAAATCATCTTTATTTTTCTGAGTTAGTTTATATTTTGCTTGTAATACTGTATTTAATCCACCACGATTAATACCTGCTGGTGCGAACCATGGGGCAGCTACTTTATCATTGAATGCATAAACACCTGGGATTACTGTTGAAGCTGGTACCCATACTTGTTTTCCTGTTCCTGGGTCTTGTATTTTAACCCATGGAAAATATGAAGCAGCGAATGATGTATCTCTTGTATTTGCTTGATTAATAGCTTCTGAAATACTTGAACTATATGTTACTAAATCAGGTACATATAAATAATCTCCTCTAGCAATTGTATTTGTTATAATTTTAGTAATAGTTCCTGTGTGGGTATCATCTAACAAACCAGGAGTAAATAATACATTATATTGATAAGCATCTTTATTTTTAAGAATTGTTATTGCATTATCATAATCACTTACTCCTACTCCTTGGGTTTGAGCAGCTATATTTTCATACATGTTAGCTCCTGGAATTACATCACCTGATGCACCTCCAAATACACCTGAACCAGTTAATGGGATAGAGCTAGTAAATTCATTTTTAGGTTGACCTGTTGCATCTAGATAATTAGGAGTTTTAAAATTAACTGATTTTACTCTAACATATCTTGAGTTGTTTGGATAATCTCCTTCAGTAACAACTTGTTCATTAGTTGAATCATAAGTTGTTGTTTGATCTCCAATCACTTTAGCAATATATCTTGTTGATTCAGGATCTAAATTTACTTTATTCCATGATTCAAGAATTATTTTTTTATCTTGAGTATCATTTCCTTGTCTAATTACTAAACTGAAATCACCTGAAGAGGTACTACTTGCTATTATTTCAAATCTAAGATTATCTTTTGATCCTGAAGTTAAAACACCATTAGAATAATACGAACTTCCTGTGGTGTCATTATCCATAATAATACCTTCAGCAATAGTTTCTAGAACAAATGGACTTGTTCCAGCATAATCTGGATTGTAAAAACTACCACTAACATCACCTGATCCTGTTGGTATTGCTGATGATGAAGCTGGAGCATATGTTCCACTTACTACTCTAGTTACTAATAATGATTCTCCTCCATAATTAAAATAACTATAAGCTGATATAGAAGTTAAGAAAGAAAAAGTATTACTAGCACTTTGAAAAGTATCTCCAAAGATACTTACATAATCACTATAAGAAGTTACTAGTGTTGGTCTTTCAACAGGTCCTTTTACTGTAGGTCCTATAATAGCAGCGCCAGCTTGTACTGGTTGTGCTGTTAAAAATGTATTGTCTATTTCATTTAATGTTACTCCGGGAGAGATAGAGAAATTTGCCATTTTATGTTTTTATTATAAATATTATTATCTTTTTATAAAATTAAATATTACGAAGGGAAAGTTGCTCCCGTTGGTAATACATTAAAGTCTAGAATTATAAATTCTGCAGTTCTTGTTGGTTGTAAATAAATAGCTCCTATTAATTCATTATTATCTATTGTAGTAGGAGTATTATTACTTTCATCCATAACAACTCTAAATTGGGTTAAACCTTGTCTTTGTTGTACTGATGATAAATATGGGTTAACTTGTGCTAAAAAGTTATTTCTTGTAATTTCATTATTAGGTTCAAATACTAAAGTATCTGCTACTTGAGAAATAAATGATTTTAACTCAATCAATAAACGTCTTACATTTATACGATCTAAAGCACTTCTTTTCTTTTGTAATGTTTTTTGTCCAAATACTGTAACTCCTGAACCTTGGAATGTTGCTATTGGATTAACATTACCTTTATATAAATCATCTCTTGTATTCTTATTTAATTGTCTTTCAGCTCTTACAGCAGTTCCTATAACTCCTCTATTTACACCTGCTGGTGCTATCCAAGGATCAGATACAGAATCACTAAATGCATATACCCCCGGTATTAAAGTTGAAGGTGGAACCCAAACTTGATTACCATTATTAGGATTAAGAGTCATAATCCAAGGATAATAAGAGGCAGCATATGATGTATCTCTTGTAGCTGCTGCTACTAATGAAGTATTGACTGATGCTCCATACCCAACATTATCTAAAACAACCATTGTATCTCCTCTATCTTGAGCATTAGAAATAAGATTACTTAATTCTGAAACATGTGTAGGGAAACTAGAATTGTCTATTAATCCAGGAACAGTAATAAAATTATATTGGAATGCATCTTTATTTTTCAACAAATTTATTGAAATTGTGTAATCACTAGCTTGAAGACCTTGAGTATTTGTGTTAGAAATATTTTCATAATAGTTATCTCCAGATCCTGAAATATTTCCTGTAGCTCCATCAAATATACCATTAGATGCTGTTGGTAATGAGGCGGTAAATTCTGGTTTTGGTTGGCTATTATTATCTAGATATTCAGGGGTTTTTGCATTAACACTTTTTACTCTAACGTATCTTGAATTATTTACAAAACTACCTACAGCTTGAACATAGTAGTCACCTCCATCTTGCTGTACTGTTGGTTTTGAATTCCCAATTCTTTTTTCTATATAATTTGGTTGTGTTGGATCTAAAGATAAATTATCAAATCTTTCTACAATAGAAGGAGAAGCTGTTAAGTCATTTCCTTGTCTTATTAATAATGAAAATGTTCCTGTATTTACATCTGTACCTATTATTTGCCATCTTAAATTATCTGCTGTACCTGAGGATAATTTTCCATCAGAACCTACAGATCCTGAACTATTCATTATTATTCCTTCTGAAAGTGTTTCTAATGAAAATGCTTCTGTGTTAGTACCACCACCTAAATAATATGTACTTCCTGAAACATATGGAATTGAATTACCTAGTAATCCATTAGATCCAGTATAAGTAAAAGTTAAATTTGTTGAAGCAGCACTTGAACTAATTAAATTTAAAGAAGAACTATAAGGGGCAATTGAACTACTAGTATTAATAGCTACAGAAGCTGATATAGCTGTATTCGCCACAGATGAACCTGAGGTAACATATATTATAGTTGATGTATTTGTTCCTACTGGGGAAGCAGGGCTTCCTGAAATTTGTATTGTTATTCCATTTATACTAAAAGATCCAGATGGGTGGAATGGATTCATGTCTATAGTAGCAGAAGCATTAGTGACACCTATATGGGTAGGGATAGTAGAAGAAGTAGCAGGGGTAAAAGAACCACTTACTACTCTAGTTACTAACATAGAAGTTCCTCCTTGTTGAAAATAGTTATATACTGAAATTGATGTTAAATATGATATTATTTCACCACCACTTATAAAAGTAGATCCAAATTTGTTTTGATAATCACTATATGTAGTGCATATTGTAGGAATTCCTACTGGTCCTTTAACAGTTGGTCCTATTATAGCAGCACCTGCTTGTATAGGTTGTTCTGTAATGAAGGATTGGTCATTCTCTATAGCTAATACACCAGGTGATACAAGAGTTTCATTCATCTGTTAAAAAATTTAATTTTATTATAAATATGGCGCATTTTTAATTAGATTAATCTAATTTAGTAAAATCTCCACTTTTTGGATTAAGATTTATTTTTCCATATTTTTTAAATATAGATTCAGTAAATTCTTTTTCCTTTTTCTCAACATCACTTAAAAAATCTTTAGCTTGTTTATAGCGTTTTTCTAATTGAATTTTTATCATTTCAATTTCACCTAATTCTAAGACTAATGATTGTGTTTGAGATTGAATTTCTTTCAAAATCTTTTTTTCTTCTTCATTAATAGATTTTGGATTTTCCATAACTCTTTCTGTTGTTGTAACTGTTTCCATATTTTATTTGTTATAAATATATTATAATAATAATTTCTTAAAATCCCAAATATTTAATTAATTATCCTAAATCACCAATTAAATCAAATTCATTTGTTCCTACTTTTTTAAGGGTAGCTCCTGAAAATTGTCCTGCTAATTTCATATTACCACTTTTAGAATTTAATGTTATTGAAGCACTTCCTGTTTCAAATAATAAATTACCTGCAGAAGATGTTTGAAAAAACTCAAATTCTGATCCTACGGGTATAGATACATCTGAATTTGTTTGGATAGAACATGTAATATTACCTCCAGCTCTAAAATAATACCCTGCATTATCAGCACTAGCTGAAAAATTAATAGCTGATGATGTGATTGGTCTTTGTAGATTAGTTAAATTTGAGCCATCCCCACTAAAATATGCAGCTGATGATGTTCCATCTGTACTAATATTACCATTTACCTCTAAACCAGTACCATTTATAAGTTTTAAATCTGTGCTTGTTAGTCTAGATACAATAACATTTGAACCATCTTTTTTAACAGCATATTCAATTATCCCATCTTCTGTAGTATCACTAGCATCTGAAATTTTTCCAGTTATTTTAGCATAAAGTACTTGTTGGTCAGCATCGTTTTCTCCAAGAAATTTTATTTGACCTAAATAATCTCCATCATCAGGGGATGCACTATTTCTTTTAAGGGTAATAACAGGACCTGCAGTACTTGAATCTTCTGTGGTAGTAATTAATATACTATCTTCTAAAGTAGTATTAGTTAGAGTAGCTTGATGGAATGATCCATGACCAAATGATGATGTTGTTGTAGCAGATCCAGATAGATTATTATTTATTTCAACCGTTGATGAATTTGATATCAATGGAGTTGAAATATATCCTGGTGCGGTTATTCGGTTAACGGTTAATGTTGCACTTGAACTAATATCAGCAGATGCAGTTATTGGTTGTTGAAAAATTACTCCATCTCCAATAGTAATAGGTGAATGTCCTTCTAATCTACTAAATGAACCAGTAGTACCTCTTACTGTACTTCCTGTAAAAAAACTTGATGATATTAAGGGGGCTTGAATAATAGTTCCTGCTGCTTTTGTTACATATAATGAACCTGAAAGTAATACAGATTGAGATATTTCAACTTCATTTCCAATAGCAATGGAATTTTTAGGTGATCCTGCACTTCCTACTCCTATTGTAAAAGCATAATTTGCAGGTTGATTATAATGCCCTAAAGCTGTTTGATAATCTGATGAAGCCGTTACACCATATCCTAAAGCAATAGAATAATCACCTTCAGCTGTAGAAAAAATACCACCAGCAAAAGAAGCAGCTCCTGAAGCTATAGTACCTATTCCTTGAGCATGGGCATATATACCACTAGCAATATTACTACCCCCTTCAGCATGAGAATAATCTCCTGAAGCTGTTGTTTGGTAACCTTCAGCATGAGATCCTGTACTTGAAGCTAATGAACTTGATCCTTCAGCATGAGAATATTCTCCAGATGCTTCATTAAAACGACCCTCAGCATGAGAATAATTTCCTGAAGCTGTTGTGTAAAATCCTTCAGCATGAGATGCTGTAGCTGAAGCTAAGGTAGAATAACCTTCTGCATGAGCATATGGGCTAGTTGTTTTTGTAGCAAATCCTTCAACATGTGAAAATGATGAAGATGCTTCAGTAGCATATCCTTCAGCATGTGCTGCTATACCATATGCTTTTGTAGTATATCCTTCAGCATGAGCTGCAGCTGCGACTCCACCCCCAGCAGGCCATCCAACACTAGATGCTGTTGTTTGATATCCTTCAGCATGATCAGCAGTTCCTGCTGCATAAGTAATTCCTCCCTCAGCATGGGATGCAATTCCTAAAGCTTGGGTTGATGACCCTTCAGCATGAGATGAATTACCAGATGCTACTACACTTGTTCCTTGTTCTAAACTTTGTGATAAGTAATTAAACTTAAATGAACTTGTTGCTTGAAATGCACTTGCACTGTTAAACTGGATTTCATAATTATTACCTGCAACACTAGCACCTCCACCAACTACATTTTGAGCCCAAGAAGCAGTACCATTTAAACTACCTGTAAATCCTCCAGTTGATGTAATTGAACCAGATACAGTTGTATTTCCTATTAATGTTGTACTTCCTGTTACTGTTAATGAACCTGATATAGTTGTATTTCCTAAAGATCCAGTATTAATACTTCCCCCACCTACAGCACTTGAAGCAGTATAAAATAACTGTCCTGTTGTTGTATTATATGTAAGAACATTTGTTTGGGATGTTGTTGATAATCCATTAAGTAAAACAGATCCAGTTATTGTCATAGATCCAGATAATGTAATATCATATGCATCTGTACCTAAAAAGGCATCTATAGATTGAGTGACATGCCAAGGTCTAACAATTTGTAAAGTTGATATACCAGATTTGGATAAGATTTTAGCCATTATATAGTTTTATTTATAAATATTATAGAAATTATGTTATTTTCCTTGTCCTTTTTTAGGTTTAACATAATTTTTACTATGTTTACTCTTACTATGTTTAGTTTTTGAGTGAACTCCTTTTCTTTTTATTTTTACTTTTCCTTGTAACGCTGCCATAATTAAGGTCTATTTAATTTTTTATTTAATTCTTCAACTGAATGGACCATTTCTGCTTCTATAACAATTTGAGCTTTACTATTATATTTTTTAAATGATCTTATTTCTTTTTGTATAGCATCTGGAATTATATGTCCTAATAAGTTAATAGTAAAATTTGATTTAGCTATTCTATCTTGACCTACTACTAATTCTAAAGGAGTAGCATATGAATCAATAGATGCTTTAAATTTAAATCTTTCTGGGTTTCCCCAATATGAATCAGAAGCATAATTAACAGCTTCTATTATTTTATTAAGTTGACTTACATAATAAGTTTGAATAGTACAATTATAAGTTAATTTAACATAATCTGGAATTACATTTAATATAAATTGTTCTACTGGTTTTCTATTAGTTAAAACTGAAAAATTATCATATGCATTTTTAGAGTTATATACTTTTTTCCAACTTGAATATAAATGAGGGGTATTAGCATCTAACTTATTTCCATAAGATCTAACTTTTTCCATATTATCACGTTTAAACATAATAATAGGAGACATTATTTTTCCTTGTTTATCTCTTAAATACCCATCTTTTTGAGATGATTTCCATCTTTCAGGAGAACCGTAAATAATTGGAACAGCTAACCTTTCATTGTTTTGATACACTGTAGGTTTAATTACATTTTCAAAATAATATAATATAGCTTCATCTATATCTTGTAAACCAACTGTAAATGGTTTTGTTGTATCATTTTTAAATGATAATTGTTCTGAACGGTTAAATCCAACCCCATTTTGTTCTTTTTCTGTAAATTGAGTGAATTGAGAAGTATCATTAGGATTACCATATGATTCTCCAGTTTCAGGGAATATATAAGGTTCAACAGTATCGTTAAATATCTGTCTTTGAGATTTAGGAGTGGGTTTTTTATTTTTAGCCATACTATTATAAATATGAATTGATAATAAATATTAGAAATATTTATCATAAAACACACTAATGAGTAAAAAATTAAAAAAATTAGAGATTCAAAAAATATTACAAGAATATTCTTTTTTAAGAATTGATGATGAATATAAAAAAACTTTAAAAGAAGAACACATTAGTGATTTTTTAAAACAAGCAGGTATTCATAAAGAAGATAATGAAAATGAACCAGAACCTAAACCTGCAGAATTTAAAAAAGAAGAAAAAGCTATAGAAGATAAAGAAATTAGCAAATATTCTAAATTAAAAATTAAAAGTATATTTCGTGAAATTGTTAAATTAACTCATCCAGATAAAACAGATTCAGAAGAGTTAAATGAAATATATGTTGAAGCTAAAAAAGCTAAAGAAAAAAATGATTTATTAGAATTATATTTTATTTGTGGTAAATTAAATATTGATGTTGATTTGGATGAATTAGATATAAAATCATTAAATAAAATAATCGAAAAGAAAAAAGAAGCCCTAATACAATTTGAAAAATCATGGATATGGGCTTGGGCTAATGCTAAATCAGATGAAGAAAGAGATGCATTAGTTAAAAAATTCAATAAAAACAGAAAATAAAAAAGGGGCTCCGAAGAGCCCCAATTATTAGTTAATCTATTATAAATAAAATTTACATTTTATCTAAATTGAGATTTTTTATCCTTCTGGAGCTACTAATGTTCTGATATCAGCTAAAGTAGATTTGATACCATATACCATTAATCTCTCACCAGCAGCTGGAGCTTCCACTTCCTCACCTTCACCTCTTAACCAAGTGAATCCATCAGCACTGTCTTCTCCTATCATTTCGAAGTCAAATCCTTCCTCAAGTGCAACACCGTTGAACATGATTATTGGAGATCCTGACATTAATGGAGCATCAAACATAAATGCAGTTGCTTCACCATCTGGTTGAGCTGTTTGAGTTTGTTTTGAAGCGTATACTGTTTTAACAATTGTCATTGCAGCATTGTGACCATCAACTACTTCTTTAAGTGAGTCAGCCATTTCTGCATCACTGTTTGCTAATAAACTAGCAACGTTAGCAGTTAATACTTCCTCAGCAGCTTCAGCTCTTGCTTGTTCAGCAGCGATTGCAGCAGCGTTTGCTTCTTCAGCAGCTCTTGCAGTTGCAGCTTCAGCAGCTACAGCAGCAGCGATAGATCCTTCCTCTTCACCTTCAATTACGTCTAATCTACCAGCTAGAGCAGCTTCAGCAGCATCAGATGCAGCTTCATTAGCATCAACGTCAGCTTGAAGTGCAGTAATTGCAGCTTCTCTTGCTTCAGTTTCAGCAGTATCAGCAGCAGCTCTTGCAGCAGCTTCAGCAGCGATTGCAGAATCAGCGTCAGCTTCGTTTTGATCAACATCAGCTTGTAATGCAGCGATTGCAGAATCAGCATCACTTTCGTTTTGATCAACGTCAGCTTGTAATGCAGCAACAGCAGCATTATTTGAAGCAACATATCCAGCAAATGCTTCATCATTCTCAGTATCAACAGAGTTGATTAAAGTAACGATTTCAGCAAAGCTATCTTTGTCAGCATCAGAAGCTTCTAAGATTGCATCGATTCTTCCAGTTTCAACTGCTAATGCAGCGTCATTAGAAGTTTCATAAGATGCTAAATCAGCAGCAACAGCAGCAGTAGCAGCAGCAGCAGTTGAAGCATTAGAAGCCATTGTAGACTCGATAGATTGAGAAAGTGAAGTTCTTGCAGCAGAAGCAGCAGCGAAATCAGCGTCAGTAGAAGCTATTTCAGCAGCTAAAGCAGCATCGTTTGATGTTTCATAATCAGAAAGATCAGAAGCAACAGCAGCGATAGCAGCGTCAGCATCAGCTTCGTTTTGGTCAACGTCAGCTTGGATAGCATCTCTTGCATCAGAAGCAGCAGAGAAATCAGCATTAGTAGCAGCGATCTCAGCAGCTAAAGCAGCATCGTTAGATGCGATGTAGTTGTTAAGAACAGCTGTAGTAGCAGCGTCAGCAGCAGCAAAATCAGCAGCTAAAGATGCAGATGCATTGATTAATGCTGTATTTAATGAAGCATCAGATCCAGATCTTAGAGTAGCTTCAGCAGAAACAGCAGCTTCTCTTGCAGCAGTTTCAGCAGCGATTGCAGCGTCAGCGTCAGCTTCGTTTTGATCAACGTCAGCTTGTAATGCAGCAACAGCAGCATCGC